CCGGTTAACCGATGGGCAACCGGCTTTTTTACTTTCTCCAAAATGCAAGATTTTAAGACGCGGTTTCCTGGGCGGTTATCGTTACCGGCGTATCCAGGTGGCAGGCGATGAGAGATTTACTGACGTTCCAGACAAGAACCAATTCAGTCACCCGCAAGACGGTTTGCAATACGGTGCTTTAAGGGCCAACCAGGGCAATCTTGAGTATGGCAAATTCGACCCCAGAAAGTTTGAAGAGATCGATGACATAAGATGCGCAGGAGCAATGTAGCCAAGGAGGGCAAAACATGCAGCTATTAGAAGAATATCAGAGACCGAAAAAGATCAAGATCAGTGATGAAGACTTGCACGACATGGTATTGGCGGACAAGGAAGAGGCAGAGCGGTATTTTGATGCAAACCTCGCAGACGCAATCATCATGCGTTATAACCTCTTACACAGCAATAAAGCCTATTATGCTGAGAAGTTTGAAAACCTGTCCAAGCTTTCAAGCTTTTCTTCTTCAGACGTAAAAGATGTTGTCGAATGGCTCATGCCTTCATTCACTGAAGTTTACTTTGGCGCTGATAAAATTGTCGGTATCTTTGGCCGCTCCCGTGATGACAATCCAGAAGCCCTGGAAAAAGTAATCAAGTATCAAATGCAGACTCAGAACAATGGGTATGTGCTGATTGATCAATGGATCCGTGACGCGGTTGAAGCAGGCCTTGGCGTTATGAAAATGGATTGGGAAGTAAGAGAAGAACAAAAGCTCAACTGGTATCAGGCAACGGCTGAAGAGTTTTATTCAATCCCGCCTGAAGAAGCAGAGAAGATGATAAAAAAGGTTGAAGCTCTTCCAGACGGCACCTACAAGCTTTTGATTAAAGAGAAGGTCAGAGTTAAAGACCAGCCTGTAATGAAAAACATTAAGCCAGGTGAATACATCTTTCTTCCAGAGCAAGATGATTCTGGTAGGAATGTTTTCGAGTGTTACCGGCATTATGCTCTTTATGATGACATTCGGAAGCTTGGAAAAGCGAAAGTCTACAGGAATACCGAAGATGATTTTCCTTTTATTGATCCTACTTCTGACCAGGCAAGCAGCCTTGATACTATCTATGATGCTATCAGAAACTACATCGGAGAAGATGAACGACCACCAGAAAGCTCTGATGCAAGCATGAAAGAAGGTCAGGAGGGCCGAAAGAAAGTTGTTCTTTACGACTGCTACGGTAAGTATGACGTTGACGGCGATGGTTTACTCGAAAACGTTCACGTTATCATCTGTAATGGCCGGGTTTTGTTTTCTGAGATCAGTGACTATGATCGAAACCCTTTCTTTACCATTTCCTTTTATGCAAACAGCTATCAGAAATGGAAAGAGGGAGTTGCAGATTACCTGCAGGACATTCAAGACCTGAAAACTGCCTTGATCAGACAGATCATCATTAATACGGCGATAAACAACGACAGGGTATTCGGGATCGACTCAAATCAGCCAAGCGCGATTAAAGATATCCAGGCCGGTAAAAAGCTGATCCGGCTCGACCTGACTGGAAATAAAAAGGTTAATGATCTTCTCCAGGCAATGCCTCAGTTTCAAATCTCGCCTGATACTTTGCCACTGATCGAGCTTGCAGGCAGTTGGTCAGAAAAAAGAACAGGAATAACCAGCTACAACCAGGGCTTAGATGCTGACAGCCTGAATAAAACTGCAACCGGTATTTCTAAGATCATGGCCGCAAGCCAGCAGAGACTTAGAAAAATGGCGCGTGACGGTGCTGAAAATGGACTTGTGCCACTTTATCGACACCTTATCAGCTTGAACCAAAAGCACCTGGATCGAGAGTTTACCTTCAGGCTGACAAACGAGTATTACGAATTCCGGCCAGACGATATAAAAGGCGAATTCGATGTTCAGGTGACAAGCAATATCGGCTTACAGGATAAACAGCTTACCGTTCAGAACCTTATGCTGATGTTCGGCCAGATACTACCACCACTTTTCAAAATCGGTGCAGCTTCGCCTCAAGGTCTTTATGAGACTGCAAAGCAGATCATTGAGGAAATGGGATTCAACAACGCTGATAAGTTCCTTGGAGTTGAGGCCGGACAGATAGCAACCCTTCAGGGTCAGCAGCAAACCCAGGCGCTTATGGAAACGTTACCGCTATTGCTTGGCAAGATTCTTGAAGCCGCAAAAATGCCGCCGGAAATGGCCGCGAAAATCACTCAAACCTTAATGGCCGGGCTGCAGCAAACTCAACAGCAGCCATTACCTGAAGAACAGCAATCATTGGAGGCAGCTTAATGAGATTCACCCCGGAAGAAATAGAGCGAATGATTCAGCAGGTTGATTTTGGCAAGAAAGCGGAGGTTGTCAAAGAGGTTGTTGATGCTATTGCAGAGGGTATTATTGAGCGGTGTAAAAATGAGTTTTCCACAATGCCGCTTATTGATTATCAAAATATTGATAATAGACAAGTTTTTATGCTACAATTGGAAATGAAGGTAGCTAGAGATTTCAAGACGGCGATTAACACAGCAATCTTGAACGGCGAAGAAGCCGAAGCAACACTTTTAGCAAACTCGCAAGGAGGCGAATAATGGGCATGGAAGCCGGAACCCAGAACGACAATTTCGACGATAACCTTGATGAAGAAATCGACGGCCTTTTAAACGACGGTGAAGGCCTGGATGAAGACTCAGAGAACAACGATACCGATACCGGTAACGAAGATGATCTTTTTTTGAGCGATAATGATTCTGACTCAGAAGGCGACAGCGACCTTGATGACGAAGAAGATCAGGAAGACGATGACGATTCTGATTCTGACGATGATTCAGAAGGTGACTCAGAAGACACTGATACTGATGATTCAGAAAGCGCTGAAGATGATCCAACCAAGAAGACTGATGAAGAAAAGGCTGATGCAAGCTCTGAATTGGTTCCCCTGGACGAAGAAGTTAAAGCCAGAATCAAACCTGATTATGTGCCTGGTAGCAAAGAGTTTTTCCAGGCTACTGCAGCCGAAGCCAAAGCTGCTGTAAAGAACGAACTAGGTGATTTTGATGAGTTCGATCCTGATCATATTGCGCGTTACAACTATTACGTTGCTGAAGCTCAGGCCAGACGTAAATCTGAGTATCAAAAAGGCGTTGAACAGATCAAGGATGAGCGCAAAGCCAAAGAAGTTGTCGGCAATCTTGATAGCCAGATGCAGAAAATTCTGCCGACTCCTGAGCTTAAAAAGAAATTCGGCCAGGCATTGAAACAGGTCTCTCATGGAACTTACATGGAGATCGAGGAAGCCTTGATGAAGGGCGACACCAGCAAGCTCATTGATTTGGCTAAGAAGGTGGCAGGCCCACACGGGCAACTGCTTGACGGGAAAAAGCCTGCAGGAAGCAGAAAGGCAGGCAAAGCACCAGTTAAAAATAAAGGCGAGTTATACGGAAGCGATATTCTCGGCTTTTAAAGTTTGCGAAACACGGCTCTCGGAGAGAGCTAAGAGAAAACACGGAGGTTTAACATTATGTCTCTCAACATTTCTACTCGCGGGATGAATCTGACAACCACTGATTCGACGATGCATGTTCGCGAGATGGACCCGAAAGTTTATCAGCGCCGTGCAAATTTCGCTGCATTCGTAGCTATTTTGCGTCTGATAACAATGAAACGCCGGGCCAAGGCTCTGAAGAGAAAAGGTTTCGTTATTGGCTCAAAGGCAATTAACTGCCACAATGCAAAGTTCGAGTGGTCAGACATCGACTGCGGTGATCCGCTGACCAAATGCGCTTCAACCATAAACGATAGCGCAACTACTCTTGCGGTGACTGCCGGAACCGGCGCAATGTTCACCGTAAATGACCTGATTTACAACCGCAATACCGGTGAAACCTGCCGTGTAACAAATGTTTCAGGCGACAACCTGACTATCGTAAGAGGCTGGGGTGACTCAACAGCTGCAGCCATTACCGCTGATGATGTAATCATTCTTGTCAGTAATGCCTTTTCTGAAGGTTCAGGCGCACCGAAGGCAAGAGCATACTCACCGCGTGAAGCTTATAACTACTGCCAGACTTTTAAGCGCACAGTAGACGCTTCCCGCAGAAGTCTTCAGACCAAATATTATGGTGACATTAACAAAATGGACACCAAAAAGCGGCTTGAATGGGATCAGTTCCTTCTTGAACGTTCTCGCGCCTATTACATCGGCGAAAGAAACAGCATCACCGATTCAGACGGTAATCCGCTGACCACCACTCGCGGTATCGACAGGTTCATCACTCAGGTCTACAACAAGAGTTCTTTCACCTACAACTATTTCATGGAATTTGCTGAAATGGCCTATGGCCATGGCGGTGATGAAAAGTTCCTGGTTATCAATGGCGCTCTTGCCACTCTGATTCAGAAAGAAGTTCTGGCAAACAAGATCAGCATTGATATTAGCCCGAAGTCAAAAGAATTCGGCGTGAACATTAAGCGTCTTTCAACCATTCACGGCGATATGGATTTCATGATCGATATGACAATGAACCAGATTTATCCAAATCCTACCGGGTTTGCTCTTGAACTGGAACTCATTGAAGAAATGGTTATGGAACCAGATCGTTGGCATGAAAACGTTCAACTGAAAGATGTTGACGGCAGAAAAGACCTTATTCTTGGCGATGCAGGCCTGAAGCTCATTTCTCCCGAACGTCACGCAAAAATCGTCATAGCATAAGGGGGCTGAAAATGGCTAAATTCTGGACTACAAAGAAGAACCTTGTAACCGGCGACCACAGGAACACAGTTCAGTTCGTTGATGGAACGTATGAAACTGATGATCCTGACATCGTAAAAATGCTTCGTGAAAAGACCAAGATCAGGGCACTCGAAATTGTTGAGCTGACTCAAAAGGAAGATGAAGCACCCGACAAGGCAAAGTCTGAAGCGATTGCACCCGGGAAAAGCAAAAAGTAAGCACTCCATGTTG